GGCCGTCTTGATGGCGGCCATGTCCTCGTCCATCCTCTTGCTGATGCCGTTGACGGCGTCGGCGATGGACTTAATCTGCTCTGCGTCCATGTGTATCACGCTCTGAGTTTCGCTTTCAGTTTTGCGATGGCGTCGGCGAGGGCCTTGAGGGCGTCCTCCGCCTCGTCATCCTCTGCGGTCTGGTCCTCGGACTTCTCGTCCTCGTCCACGGTGTCGTCTGCGGCCTCGGTCTGCTCCTCGGCCTCCTCGTCCGCCTTGTCCTCTCCGGGCAGGTCGACGTCCACGATCTCGACGACCTCGTTGCCGTCCTCGTCGACGTCCCCGACCTTGATGGAGTCCAGCTCGGCCAGGATGGCCTTGCGCTGGCTCTCCGTGAGCCCTTTCAGACTCTGCATCTGGGCGTATCTGCTCATCTTCTCCATCCTCCCCGCCTTGGCCTGGGCCTGTGCGAGGCTGTTGGCCGGGATCGTCACGAGGCTCCCCTCCAGGAGGTCCACGTCGGTCAGGTGCCTGATGCCCTTCTCGTCGTAGTAGTAGTCGCGTGCGATGTATCCTATGGACAGTCCGGTGATGTCCTCGGCCTTGAGCAGTGCGTAGCCCTCCCTGCCCTTGGCCACGTCCATGTTGAAGCGCCCCTCGATGGAGAGGTCGGCGTCCGAGGACGTGATGACGAATGAGCCGATGGGCTCCCTCTGGTCGTGCTGCCAAAGGTAGGGGCGTTTGATGCCGCGCTCCCGGATGGTCCTGTCGTAGCATCCCTTCTCGCACACGTCGCCGACGTCGTCGACGTTGCCGTATGTGGACAGGACGCCCTTGAACGCCCCCGGAGTCTCGGGCGAGGCTTTGACCTCGATGATACGCTCCTGCATGGTTTTTCGACTTGCCAGCGAGTTATAAAACGTGGGTGATTCGCCGACGATTAGAGCACCCACACCGACGGGGTGCCTCCCCTCGACAGCTCGCGGAAGGCTCCGCTCATGGCGTCGACCTGGTCGTCGTGCTCCCCGAGGGGGAACTCGCACATCTCGTCGATCAGGTCGCGGTTCCATCCCGCCCTCACGAGGTCCACGTTGCCCGCCTCCATAGCGGCGGCGAGGCCGTTGGCGCGGGTCGCCTTGTCGCCAGTGACCTTCTCCGGACGGAAGTCGTACCCCTGGAGGATCCTGCGGGAGTAGAGGTCGATAACGTCCACCCCGCTGGACCCCGGCTCCTGCTCCATGCGGATGGCGACATCGTAGCCGTCCATGTCCGCCGTGGCCCTTATCCTCGACTGGACCTCCTGCGGGGAGCCCTGGAGCCTGACCACGTCCTCGACGCAGTAGCGGCCCTCGTCCTCGGCCATCAGCACCCCGACGGTCCAGTCGCCCCCGCCGGAGGTCGCCGCCTTGTCCCAGTAGCGCACCCTGCGGGCGTGTTCGGGGAAGCGGTCGCCGTAGCGCACCCACGAGCGCTTGAACATACCGCCCTCCAAAGGCGTCGGACGGCCCTGGTACAACGCCTCGAAGACCCTCGACCCGACGGCCCTCCGTATCGCCTCGAGCGACTCCAAAGGGTACCGCTCGGGCCACAGCGCCCTGCCGTCCTCGGAGATGGCCGGGAGCGTGAGCGACTGCCATCCCTCCGGCGAGTCCGCCAGCGTGCGCCCGATGAGGTCGTCGTGGTGCCATCTGGTCGCCACCATCAGGACCTTGCCCCCCGGGGACAGGCGGGTGAACGCCGTGCTTGCGTACCACTCCGCCACCTTGTCGCGCATGGTGGAGCTCTCCGCGTCGGCCATGTCCTTGACGGGGTCGTCGATGATGAGCAGGTCGGCCCCGCTCCCGGTGATGCCCGACCCCACGCCTGCGGCGATGAGCGACGGCCTGCCGTTGAGCTTGCCGGAGAGCTGGAGCACGTCGGCGGAGTCCACGTCCCACGAGCACGGGGGCATCATGCGGCGGTGGGCCTCGCGGTCGAAGGCGAGGCGCACGCTCCTTGCCATCTTCCTCGCCTGGCTCTGGTTGTACGACGCGATGATGACCTCGCCCTGCGGATGGGTGGACAGCCACCACGCGGGGAGAGCCTCGGAGATGATCGTGGTCTTCATGTGGCGGGGCGGTAGGCTCACCGCCAGCCCCTTGCCGTCGCCCTCCAGAAAGCGCTGGACGGTCTCGCATATCGTGCGGATGTGGGCGCCGTCCACGTATCCGGGCTGTGCGAGGACGGTCTCCTGTATGTAGCGGTAGAGCGAGGACCTCATGCCCTGGGCGACTTTGAGGACCCCGTGGTACAGCTCCTCGGGCGTGCCGTCAAACGTAATCATTGGATTCCAGCCATTGGATGGCCTCGTCCACCGTGATGTCGTCCTTGGTCCTGCGGATGGCGACGTCCTGGGTCACCTTGTCCGTCTGGCCGAGGTAGTTCTTGCCGAGGAAGATGAGCATCGGGACGCTCCCGTTCTTGGCGGCCTTCATCTGGGCGACGCGGAGGGACGTTTTGAACTCGACAGAGCCTTTTTTAATGGCGCCCTCGAAAACCTCGCGGTTGACGTCGTTCTGCAGGGTGCTGAGCGCCACCCCCAGGGCGTCCGCGATCTCCTCCTTGGTCGCGCCGTATCCCGCCATCTGCTCGACGTACCTCCCCCCGTCCTCGGTGAGCAGGAGCCTGGGCCTCCCTCCCTGCTCGGACGACGGCTCGGGCCTCATGACGGTGAGCTCGATGACCCTCTCCCCGTTCTTCAGCTTCTTCACGATGCCGTCGTTCATTTGGTCTCCATGTCCGCAGTTTTCTTACGACACATGGCCTCGAGCGAATCGGCTATCCTTTCGAGAGCGACGAGCGTCCTCTCCCTCTGCTCGGCGGCGTCCAGCGATGCCTCGCGCCTCCTGTCCTGCTCCTCCTTCGACGTCATGGAACCCTCCAAAGTATCAGCGATCCTCGTCAGCGACCCGACCGCCCTCTCCCTCTGCTCCGAGGTGAGCGCCAGCCACTGGTCGCGGTTGAGCCTCCCCGACCTCCGCCCCGGGATCCCGGGCGTGACCCAGAGGAAGCCGGACTCGATCAATGAGACGATGCATTTGTAGGCGGTCCTCTCGCACATGGGCGCGTCGTCGGCGGTCCTCCTTATCGTGGGGGAGCCGTCCCCGACGTACTCCATGATCGTCTCGGCCCTCCCGGGGTCGGGGAAGTACATGGCTTAGCACTTCCGTGGCACGTACTTGGTTTTTTCGCCCTTTTATGCCACGTACCTGGGGAAGCCCTTGCAAAAACAATTGATAAAATTTTCAGGGTGCGCCCCGTGGAGCGTGTCCCCCGGATGGAGCATGAGGTCGTAGCCCCCCTTGGGGAGGGGCACGTGGAAGAACTCGCCGAACGGCACGGTCTGGCCCTCCATCATCCGATGGGTCTCGCGGACGTTGAGCCTGAGCGTCGTGCACCACACCATGATGCGCTCCCGGTCCCTGTCGAGCTCCTCCGATGCGGAGTAGATGCTGTCGTTGATGGCGACGTTGGTCTCCGTGACGGCTATCGTCCTCGCCCTCGCAGGGGAGAACGCCGGGGATTGGAGGAGCAGACGGCGGAAGATTTCGACGTCGCCCTGGCTCTGGATGTACGCCTGGCGGACGTGGTGCAGGGTCGTGTCGTCGATGGCTGTTATCGACCTGCCGACGAGCTTCTCCACGAGGTCCCACAGCCTCTGGTCCACGGCCTTGGACTCGTACGTCGTCCAGCCCTTGATGACCTCGTCGGGCACGGCGATGGACGCGGCCATCGGGTAGACCTCGCGGAGCATCCTCGTCAGCGTCGAGCGCATGGCGTCGTCGTGGCGCATGACGGCGGCGAGGAACACGGCCTCGTCGGGGTCGTCGGATGCGAGGATCTCGTCGCGGGTGGAGGCGAGTATCTGCGCCATCCTCCGGCGGGTCCATCTCTGGTAGCGGACGCGGATGACCTCGACGGCCCTGTCCAGCGCCCTCCTCTCCGCCGGGGTCGGGATGCCGTACCCCGCGGACTTGACTCCTCCGGCTTGGATCATTCGCCGCCCAGCAGGTCCTCGATGGGGGTGGCGGTCTCGGACAGCGGGACCTTGCCCATGCCCGTGAGGACCACGTCGCCTCCGTCCACGTCCTGATAGGACAGGCGGGCCCTCTTTTCATTCGTGGTCAGGAAGTCGCACGCGGTCAGCGAGGTTATCAGCGCGCTCTCGTCGCCCTTGAGCTCGTCGATGGCCTGGCGGTCGAAGGTCAGCACGGCGTCGCCTGCGGGCCACAGCCTCCTGGACACGGCCTCGTAGAGCTGCGTGGCGAGGGGGAGGACGGTGTGCGACGCGAACTCCCTGTTGGCCTCCTGGGCGTTGCTGTACGTCTTGTTGGCGCTGTCCCCGATGAGCTCCGGGGGCACCTGGTACGCGATGGCGATCTCCCTCGCGGAGACGGTGACGCCGTTGGCGTAGTCCATGTCGCGGGCGTTGAATCCGGCGGAGACGACGTTGGCGTCCTCGTCGAGGATGAGGGTGCTCCCGGCGTTGTCGGTCCCCTGGTGCTGCATCCTGTACCTGAACGCGAAGTCCTGGAACGCCTTGGGCGTCAACTTCTGCCTGAATATGATTGCGAGGCTCGGCTTCGCGCCCTTCTCCATGAGCGCCCTGTTCCACCTCTTGGCCTCGGTCTGCTGGAGCACCGCCGCGCCCGCCGACTCCAGCGGGGAGACGCCCTTGACGCCGTCCTCGCCGACGGTGCCGTGGACGTGGATGACGTCCTCGGGGGAGACCTGGAGCCTCCCGCCGTCCAGACGCCACGCCTTGACGGGGGCGAACGGGTCGTTCGAGTACACGGGCTCGATCCTGTCGGGGCGGACCACGTACAGGCGCAGGCCGTCCAAGGTTTTGGCGACGTAGATGTAGGCGTTGCCGTTGATGCCGAGGTGCGTCTCCGCCTCGGTCACGAGGTCCCTCCACGACTGGGAGGCGTTGGGCCTCGCCGTGACCGCCTTGAGCGGATGGTCGCCGTCCAGCTCGTTGCCGTCCTGGTCGACGACGATGGGCTTGAGGCTGGCGACCGCCTGCGCCCTCAGATCCACGCACCTCGCGACGTACGCGTTGGCGCAGTATCCGCGCTTGAGCTGTCCGAGGTAGTCCCCGAACCCCCCGCCGGAGATGGCGTCCGCCAGCGGCGCGATGCCCGTGCTCGTCGGGTCGGGAAGGGAGGACGGGGGGTCCGCCGGAGAGTCCGGCGCGGGGGCGGACTTCCTCGAGAAGATCGTGAACTGCATGGTGATTTCGACTTTTGGGTGCCGTTATAAAACGTGGGTGATGAAAGGGTTTCATGGCATCAATGGAATCCGTGCCGTTCATTCCATCCATGCCTCGTCGGGATCCTTCTCCTTGACCACCTTCATCCTCCCCTTCCTCTGGCACTCGTCCATCTATTCGATATGCTCCGATATAGCCTCGATGTCCTCCCAGCAGTCCGTCATCCTCGGCCCCTGCGGGTAGGGCGTCCACTCCGGGTGGAGGGCGATGTACTCGCGGTGGCCGTGGTGGTGGTACGCGTTGTACATCGGGCGGACCCTGCCCTCCCTCCACATCTCGCGGAGGATTCCCTCGCATACGGCGACGTCCTCGGGAGCCGGGCGCCTGGCGATGCGCCCCCTGCAGTAGCCGTGGCCGTCCAGGAGCTCGATGCGGCACCTTGCGAAGCGGGCCATCGTCCATGCGTCCACCGTGTGGCCTCCGGGGAGGGAGAGCTCCCACTCGGCGTATGCTCTCCAATCGTCCTTGATGCAGACGGTGCTTACGACCTCCATCGCATCCTCCCCCATGCGGCCAGCATTATCGCGGCGATTCCGATTATCGTCTCGGCCACCATCAATGCCGCCCACGCCATCTCCTAGCGCCTGGGCATCCCCTCGCGCTCCGGCATCGGCATCGCTCGCCCTCCCTTTCGACCTTCGGCCATATCCGCCATCCCGGCTCGTCCAGCCAGATGCGGGTGGCCTCGGGGTGCGCCCTGTAGAACTCCACGGCGTCGGCGACATCCTCGAAG